CCCGCTGCTTGCGGCGGCGCCTGCCCCGAGATCCCTGGCCCGGGTTTCGCGCCCTGAGCCGCCAACTGCATCTCAAATTGAACAGCCTTCGTGAGCGCATCGCCAACGAGCGCCTGATCCTTCGCGGAGTGCATCCCGTTCAGGTCGAGCGTTCGCTTCAGGAGTTCAGGACTCTGAGCCAGGATGCGCGCGACGGGCGCGTTCGATAGCATCTGAAGAGCGGTGTTCCACGTCTGACGCTTCTCTTCCTCGGATGCAGGAGACAACGACTCGACGTCGATCGAGACATCCCAACGCATCGTGCTGCTGGCTTCCTGGAGTTCCTGAAACGTGATCAACTGATGCTGCTGAGAAATCGCCTGGGCGTCCTGAGGGAAGAACACGCTGAACGGATCGCTGTTCCGCAGAATCCAGTGGTCCACAATCATGAAGTCAATCGCGCACTGAAGCAGGCCCTTACACACGCTGCCGAGGAAGAGCCCCACCGTCTGCCGGTCGAAACTCTCCGACACCTGCTGACGGGTGTTCATGATCTTGGCTTCGGTCGCCGTGTCCGAACTACCCTGCTGACGGGAAGCGTTGCTCGTGCCACTCATCTCAGCGAACTCTTTGCCGGCCAGGGAGAGGGACGTAATCGACCCCTCACTGAACGACGGCTGGTTCACCGGGTTGATGGGACTGGGGTTCTGGTTTCGGACCCCGATGTACACGCCGATGTCGCCCGTTTCGAATTTCTCAAGATCCTCCGGAGACATGGCCTGCGTGTCGTAAGTGTAGCGAGGAACGATCGCCTTCCGCAGCTTCCGCAGCATCTCACGCGAGTCGTTGTACTCACGCTGCGGACCGAGCTGATGATAGATCGGAGGAATAGGATAGAAGCTGTCCGTCTGAGGCTCGAAGCGCAGGAAATGAAGCGGCAGGTGCTTATACTCCGCCTCATACAGGATCTCGTCATGGCCATCAGCGAATACGATCTTCGTCTTGGTGCGCTGATCCCAGATTTTCCACACCTTCACGCGCTGTGTGTCAGGATCTGTTTCCCCGCCGTCTTTGTCCGGGTCTCGGCCTGTGGCCTTCAGATCCTTCGCCTGCTTGGCGTACGCCGGGGCCTTCTTAGCATCCTCGACGTTCATCCACTCGTAGTACCCGAGCCAGTCGTGCTCGGCCAGGACGCTCGTCTCGCGTGCAGAGAACACCACCGTCTTGGCGGGGATGTGCTTCACGAAGAAGGATTCGGACTTCACCTTCGGAAGCGGGTTGTCGATCTCGTCGACCTTGTCGTCTTCCTTCAGCGCTGGCTTGGGCGCCGTGGCATCGTCAGCGAAGTCCGCGGAGTACCCCGTCTCAACAGCTCCGAACGCCCAGAAGGCTTCCTTTATGGCGGGAAAAATCTGTTCGTTGAACTGGGTCTTCGGGTCGCGCACGATGTTATTAACCGTGTCCTGAAGCAACCGCGCCCGCTCATCGAGTTTCTGACCCTGCGTGTCCTCGCGCTCTGGAGAACCCAGGACGCGAACGTGAGGGTAGCGGAAGACGAGGTTCGGAATTGTGGTGCGGACCGCAGCCCCCACCTTGTTGATCACGATGACTCGGTCCCCGGATAGGTCGGTTAGCTGATCGACCTGATGGCCGTCATAGAACTTCCGGCACGTCCCCACCTCGAACTTCTTTTCCCACTCGCCCTTACGCGTTACGGCCGCATTGGCGCGGTCGAGCCATCGCTTTACGACGTCCTTCTCGTCACGCGCCATTTAGGTCTCCTACTTTTTCTCGGAAGGAAGTGAGAAGGGTCGCGCCGTCGGTGCAAAGGGAAGAGGCTCTACGGGCTTCGGCGCCTTCGCGGCCTCAAGGGCCTCCACACGGTCGAACAGCTCCCGGATGGCCTGATCGGTGATAGAATTGTTCAGAGGTGGGCGCGGAGACGCGATGTCGGCCTCACGCTCCCTCAACTCCGTTGTACGCCACCCGCCACGCCGTCTTTGGAACTCTTGGTACGTCATAGCTACCCCAACCTTTCTTTTCTAGTAATCATTCTGCTTTCCCCGAACGTTGTTCACCTTGTTGCGCTTCTCTTTTTCGCGACGACTCCAGTTGGAATATCCGAGGAACGTAGACGTATCGTACTTGTTCGTCTTCGGGTGTCGCGCGACCGAGGGTCGTGCGGCAAGTAAGTATCGGAAAGCATCGTAGGCATGGTCGACCACGGTTTCGTCCCGCGTATCGCTGTAGATGCCCTCAGACACCCGCTCCCGTTTCTGTGCCCGGACTTCCTTGAGCAGTTCGTAGACGCCAGCCGGATGATCCTTGGTTCTCACCAAGAAGTACAACCGAGGCGCACCCTTCTCTTTCGTGATGGGGTGAATGTGCTCAGGATCCACTGCCAGGTACTCGTTGATCCGGTTCCTGGTTCCCAGCTCATTGTTGTCCGCGGGCTTCCAAAAGAGCGCTGTTTGAAGCGGCAGAAAGTTCACATCTGAATATTCGTCGCTTACCGACCACTTGCCGCCGTGCTTCTGCGCGGTCTTGTAGAAGATGCTCGGGTCCGCCACGCTGAAATCGTAGAAGTCACCCTTCGACAAGAAGGAGATGTTCTCACGGTGCTTGCTGATCAGGGCATCGGCCTTGTAGTATTCCTGAGTGATGAAGATGTTCCCGTCACGATCAGATGATCCCCAGAGACAGCACGCAGGTGACGTGTCTCCGTGATCCAGGGCTCGGAACTTGCGGTGCGTGTCCTTGATCTGCGCGAGCAGCTCCGGTGTCGGGAAGACCAGGGACAACGGACTGATCGAGTGAAGTTGGCCCTCTACTTCGCCCCAGGCCGCATCAACCCAACGTCGAACCCATTCGGCTCCCTTTGAAAGCATGGTCGACAGGTTCGCTTCACCGAGGAATGCGTTCTCCCTCGACGAGTTGATCAGTACGCGGTATCCGCGAACCTTCCAGTGATCTGCTTCGGCCGAGTCAGGTGACCAGCGCCTATACACCCAGGACTCGAAGCCCGGGCTGTTGGCAGACGCGAACATGTAGCGCGGTGGAAGTTCCTTGCCGGAGATGTTCCGGTGTTTCCACCCCTTTGGCCAACCGCCGACTCGTTGCGCGTGAGACCAACGGCCCACACGCGCCTCAAGCAGGTCCCAAGCGTCCTCTTCCAGCTCTTCGAGCTGGTCGACGAACACGAACGAGAGTTCCAGGCCTCGGAGCACGTTCAACGAGTCCTCAGTGTCCAGATGCATGAAATACAGCCGCGATCCGTTGCGGAGATCCACGAACTGCTCGTTCCGCCGCGTATATCCCGCCGAAGGTAGCACTGCGAACAGCGTTTGAAGCGTCGTCTTCTGAAGCTGGCCGAACTGTTTCCTGACAATTGCACCCCGAGAGTTGGGATACTTGTCCAGGAGCAAGAGCATCTTCAAAATACCGGCGTAGGTCTTTCCGGAACCAAACCCGCCGAGAAAAAGAAGGACATCCTCGGGTCCAGCGACGACAAACTCCTTCTGTTTCTCACTCGCGAACTTGATTTGCTCCATTTTCGTCCCCCGCCTCCAACACCTTGACGTCTTCGGCCTCTACGTCGTCCTCCTTGAGCAAAAACGTCGTCGGAAGGGAGAAAAGCGGCACGTTCGCCGTGATTTCTACCTCTTCCTTCGGCTTTCCGATGGCTTTTTGCAGCAAAAATAGCTCGATTTGCGGTAATTCGCCGCCCTTAATGCGCCGAGTGAGCCCCCGACGGTACGCTTCGTCGTTCAGCAACTCGACCATGTACTCTTTGATGGCCTTAACGCTGTCGGCGTTGACATTTCGCGGCCGCTCGACCTTCTTTTTCGGTACTACGGGGGCGTCAAGACCGCCCTCGTCCTTCGGAGCGCGATCTTTGGGCAGAAGCCGACCTGTCACGGGGTCCCGCGCAAGGTTCCTCTCATCCCAGTCACCCTTTTTGAATTGATGCGCGATAAAGTTAGGACTCGGTGGCGGTGTCGGCTTCTCGACGAACTCAGCGGCCAGGTCACGCTTCTTGATAACGCCATTTCGCCTTACCAGACTCATGACTTCCTCGCTTGGAGGATGGCGAAGAGATTGTGCTCGGTCTTCTGGC